GGTCGTCCAATCGCCCACGCTTTCTCTAGCGTCAGCGGCGGCCTCTCCTAAACCCTTGCGGCGCAAGGGATCTCAGTGAGTCTCAAGTAAGACTCTTGCTAAGACAGTTTAGGAGGGTTTAGCAGGAGTTAAGTTAACGGCAGTGTTGCTTAACTCCGTGCTGGTTACGTTCGCTGAGTTTGCAGCGATCAGGGGATGCACGAAGGCGGCTGTTACTCATGCCAGCAAGAGCCGAATCGCTGAGGCTGTTGTTGTTAAGGATGAGAAGAAGTGGCTGGATCGTGATCTTGCCTTGGAGCTGTGGAATAAGAACACAGCGGCCACACACGCGAGCAAGGTGAGCAGGGCAGATCCAGTGGAGCCGGCACCGCGTGATGCGCGGGAGTTACGGCAACGGGTGGCGGGGTTGCCTGATGATGAGATCCCGGAACTGAATGAGAGCCGTGCGCGGCGTGAGCACTATCAGGCGGAGCTGGCAAAGCTGGAGGTGGATTTGAAGCGCCGTGATCTGGTGCCTGCTGCGGAGGTGAAGAAGGAGGCGTTCGCGTTGGGGCGGAGTGTGCGTGAGGCGCTGGCGAATTTGGCGGATCGGTTGAGCCATCAGCTGGCGGGCGAGACGGATCCGGCGCGGATTCATGCGGTGCTGACGGATGAGCACCGTGCAGCGCTGGTGGAGCTGGCTGATGGCTAGGCCATGGCGCGAGGGGTTCCTTGAGGGCTTACGGCCTGAGGAACCGTTGACGGTGAGCGAGTGGTCGGACCGTTACCGCAAGCTCAGCAGCAAGGCGAGCGCGGAACCTGGACCATGGCGGACGGGACGGACGCCTTATCTGCGGGAGCCGATGGATTGTTTGAGCAGCAATAGCCCGATCCAGCGGGTGGTGATGATGTTCGCTGCGCAGACAGGGAAGACCGAGGCCGGCAGTAACTGGCTGGGATATACCATCGCGCACGCGCCTGGTCCGTTGCTTGCTGTGCAGCCGACGGTGGAGATGGCGAAACGGCTTAGCAAGCAGCGTTTGGAGAGTTTGATCAGCGAGACGCCATGCCTGGCGGCGAAGATTGCACCGGCGCGTGCGCGGGATTCCGGCAACACGATGTTTGCGAAGGAGTATCCGGGTGGGTTGCTGCTTCTGACCGGGGCGAACAGCGCTACCGGGTTGCGGTCTGCGCCGTGCCGTTATTTATTCATGGATGAGATCGATGCCTTTCCAAGTGATGTGGACGGCGAGGGCGATCCGGTGGCACTGGCCGAGCGACGGACAACGACGTTCGCGCGGCGGAAGATTTTGCTGACCAGTACGCCAACGGTGAAGGATTTCAGCCGGATTGAGGCGGAGTATGAACGCAGTGATCAGCGACGGTTCTATGTGCCGTGCCCATGCTGTGGAGAGATGCAATGGCTGCAGTGGTCACGGTTGAAGTGGGAAGAACGGCGGCCAGAGACGGTGCGGTATGAGTGCGAGAAATGTGGCGAGCGATTCGAGGAGGTGCATAAACCGCGAATGCTGAGCGCTGGCGAATGGCGCGCTACGGCACCGAGCGACGGGAAGACCGCTGGATTCCATTTGTCGGGCTTGTATAGCCCGCTGGGCTGGTGCAGCTGGGAGCAGTTGGTGGATGACTTCCTGCGAGCGAAGGGCGATGGTCCAGCGCTGAAGGCGTTTGTGAATACGCGACTTGCGGAGACCTGGGAGGAGGATTTTGCGGCGGCGGTCAATGCTGATGGCCTGATGGCCAAGCGGCTGGCGTATGAGTCGGGCACCTGTCCTGATGGCGTGGTGCTGCTGACGGCTGGCGTGGACGTGCAGGACAACCGACTGGCGGTGAGCGTGTGGGGCTGGGGTGAGGGCGAGACTGGATGGCTGGTGTGGCATCAGGAGCTGATGGGTGATCCAACGCAGCTTGAGGTGTGGAAGCAGTTGGATCAGGTGCTGGCGACCGGATGGTCAACGGCTAATGGAAAGGAGTTGAAGGTGGCGCAGATGGCGATTGACTCTGGCGGCCACTGCACGCATGAGGTGTATCGATATGTACGGGATCGAGTACGGCAGGGCGTGGTGGCGATCAAGGGCAGCAGCAGGCGCAATAGCCCGGCGGTTGGCAAGGGATCAAAGGTAGATGTGAACTGGCAGGGCAAGGTGTTGAAGAAAGGCGTGACGCTGTATCAGTTAGGGACGGACACGATCAAGACCACGCTGTTCGGCCGGTTGCGGCATAACGAAGGCAGTGGCAGCTTGAACTTTGGGATGGCTGCCGATGATGAATACTTCCGGCAGCTGACCAGTGAACGGCAGGCATTGCGGTATCACCGGGGATTCCCGATCCGGGAATGGGTGAAGAAATCAGGCGATCGAAACGAGGCGCTGGATTGTGCTGTGTATGGCTACGCGGCGTTGTTGATCTATTCGCGGAAGATGAACCCGATCACGATGTGGGAGCAGTTGCGGCATCAGTTGGAAGAAGGCAAGAAGCCACCGCTAAGATCAAGAAAGCAGCCGGTGGCCGCGGCCTCTGGATTCGTCAGCAACTGGTAGGCCGTGAACATCCCGAGCGAGATCAGAGCAGGCGACACGATCCAGTGGCGTGATGATGCCGGGGTGGACAACCTGGGCAATACGGTTGGGAGTGCTGATTACACGCTGACCTACTACCTGCGTTTCAACGCTGCGAGTGAAGGCGCGACGGTGGTGGGCACCGCGTATGGGACAGGCTGGGAGTTCAGCATCGCGGCTGGCACCAGCGCCGGATTCGATGCTGGCACCTGGTATTGGCAGGCCGTTGCGATTAAGACCGGCAGCACGATCACGCTTGGCAGCGGTCAGTCGCAGGTGCTGGCAGCGTTGAACTACACCGGCACGCCGGCTGCACTAGATGGGCGGACGCAGGCGCAGAAGGATCTGGATGCAGTGCAGGCTGCGATCCGCACGATCATCAACGGCGGGGTTGCGAAGGAATACACCATCGGCAACCGGAGTTTGAAGAAATACGATTTAGCAGATCTGCTGGCGTTGGAGACTAAGTTGAAGGCCGACGTGAATCGCGAACAGAAGGCGCAGATGATTGCTAATGGTCTGGGCAATCCGTTCAATCTGTTTGTGAGGTTCTGATGGGACTGCGCACCCGGCTGTTCAAGGCGATGGGATTCGAGCCGACACGGCCGCCGCAACGCCGGGCGTACATGGGTGCGCGGGTTAGCAGGCTGACCAGCGACTGGGTGACCAGTGGCACCAGCGCCGACAGCGAAGTTAAGTCGAGCTTCAAGGCACTGCGCAACCGTGCGCGGCAGCTGTGCCGCGACTCGGACTATGCGCGGCAGGCACTGCGCGCCATCCAGAACAACGTGATCGGCCATGGCATTCGCCATCAAGGGCAGGTGCGGATGCTGCGTGGCGGTCGTTTGGATGAGGCGATGAACGCGCAGATCCATGAGGCGTTCGAGAAGTGGATGAATAAAGATCGCTGCGATGTGAGCGGCATCTTGGGCTTCCACGACATCGAGCGGCTGGCGGTGCGTTCGCTGGCGGAGAGCGGCGAGATCTTTATCAGGATGATCCGTCGGCCGTTTGGCGACTCGAAGGTGCCGTTCGCGCTGCAGCTGCTGGAGGCTGACTATCTGATTGATGACGATGTGCCCCAGGCTGCGGCCGGCAACACGGTGCGGATGGGCATCGAGGTGGATCAGTATCTGCGGCCGCAGGCTTACCACTTCTATGCGAACCATCCGGGCGATACCTATGCGGGCAATGCGCGAACCAATGCACGCCGAATCCGGGTGCCTGCTGATGAGGTAATTCATCTGTTCATCCCGGAGCGTCCTGGCCAGACCAGAGGCGTCACTTGGTTTGCCTCGGCACTGATGCGGCTGCACATGCTGCAGGGCTATGAGGAGGCCGAGCTGCTGCGTGCTCGCGCAAGCAGTGCGTTGATGGGATTCATCACAAGCCCAGAGGGTGAGCTGACACCAGACGATGTGTACGAAGGCGAGCGGGTGAGTGAGTTCCAGCCTGGGGTGTTCAAATATCTGGACCCCGGCCAGAGCGTGACGGTGCCGGATATGAATGCACCTGACGGGCAGCTGGAGCCGTTCACGCGGTCAATGCTGCGTGCTGTGGCTGCCGGCCTGGGCGTCAGCTTTGAGAGCATCAGCAAGAACTTCTCGGAGAGCAACTACAGCAGCAGCCGCCTGAGCCTGTTGGAGGAGCGTGATGCCTACCGCGTGTTGCAGCGATACATGATCGAGAATTTCCACCAGCCGGTGTTTAACGCATGGCTGGAGATGGCAGTGCTTAGCGGAACATTGAGCCTGCCGGGTTATGAGAGCAACCCCGATCGGTATCGCGCTAGCAAGTGGGTGCCCAGGAGCTGGGAATGGGTGGACCCACAGAAAGAGGTGGATGCTTACAAGACCGCGGTGCGGTGCGGATTCAAGACGCTCTCACAGGTGATCGCTGAGCAGGGTGGTGACTTGGATGATGTGCTGCTGATGCGCCAGAGCGAGCTGGCGCTGCTTGATGAGCTGCACATCGTGACGGATACCGATCCGAGTGAGGTGACTGAGGGCGGCGCTGTGCAGGCCGCGCGGCCGATGGGCACGGAGGCACCGTTTGAGGTGACTGAGCCGCCTATGGAGGAGGAGGAGGCTTACCCCGAGGAAGTCGGAACTGAGGATCTGAGCGAGCAACTGCAAGAGTGAGGCAATTCTGTGACCGATAGAATCAAGGCATTACAAGAAAGAAGCGCCGTGGAACTAGAGCGCCCCTATCCGAATGAGCACGCTGCTCGGTTGAAGGATCCCGGTCAGTACGACACGTTGCGGCGCGTGAACGATGAAGGCGGTCCTGGCATTGACTTTATCTACGGGATCAAGGAAGGCACCAGCGAGATTCAAGCCATCCGGTTCCGTAGCTCGCAGTACACGTCAGCCGAGGCGCGGGCGTGGTTGTCTGAGCATGACTTCGATCCGATCGAGTTCGAGGAAGCCACTGGCGATAGTGAGGCCGATCGCAGTCAAATCTTGGAGGGCAAATACCAGCGTGCTGAGCTAACCGAGTTTGATGCAATTGAAGACCGGACCTTCGAGTTTCCCTTTAGCTCGGAGTATCCAGTGGCTCGGTATTTCGGCAACGAGATCTTGAGCCATGAACCCAAGGCGGCTGATCTCAATCGCCTGAATGACAGTGCTCCGCTGTTGTTCAACCACAACCCTGATCGCGTCATCGGTGTTGTGGAGCGTGCATACATCGATGGCAAACGCCGGCGAGGTTATGCGCGTGTGCGGTTCAGCCGCAACGCATTCGCTCAGGAAATCTTGAGCGATGTGAAGGATGGCATTCTTCGGAATGTCTCCTTTGGCTACTCCATCGACAAAATGGAGGAGCGCGGCAGTGGCGACTTTGTTGCTACTGCCTGGTCCCCGTATGAGATCTCTGTGGTCTCTGTACCGGCGGACAAAACCGTGGGCATCGGCCGATCGCTGGAGCCCACTGATGACGCTGCTTCGGCAGCACCAACACCCGATCCCCTTCCTGTAATGGAAACCACCACCCCTGATCTGGCAGTGGTGCGGGCTGAAGCCGCTGAGGCTGAACGCTCCCGCATCTCTGACATCTCCGCCCTGTGCGACAAGCACAACATGGCCGATCTCGGCCGCCAGCTGATCGAATCTGGTCGTTCTATCGACGAGGCTCGCGCTGCTGTTCTGGACAAAATGAACATTCCCCAGGAGTCCGTCAACATGAGCGCCGCTGAAATCGGCCTTAGCGAGAAGGAGAGCCGCAGCTTCTCTTTCCTGCGTGCCATCAACTATCTGTCCAACCCGACCGATCGTTCGGCCCGTGAGGCTGCTGCGTTCGAGATCGAAGCATCTGATGCTGCTGCTACCAAGCTCGGCCGTCAATCCCGTGGCATCACCGTGCCCCAGGAAGTGCTGCGCCGTGACTTGAACGTGGGTGCTGCTACCGCCGGCGGCAACCTGGTTGCTACCGAGCTGGATGCTGGCTCCTTCATCGACCTGCTGCGCAACGCTTCGGCTCTGGATCAAGCTGGCGCCACCGTGCTGACCGGCCTGACCGGCAACGTGGCTATCCCCCGTCAGTCCGGCGCTGCTACCGCCTACTGGGTGGCTGAGTCCGGTTCCCCCACCGAGTCCCAGCAGACCGTCGATCAGGTGAGCCTGGTGCCCCGCACCGTGGCTGCCTACACCGACTTCAGCCGTCGCCTGATGATCCAGTCCTCCATCGACGTGGAGAACATGGTGCGCAATGACCTGGCTCGCGTGATCGCTCTCAAGATTGACGCCGCTGGTCTGTACGGCACTGGCGCCAGCAATGAGCCCCTCGGCCTGAAGTTCACCACCGGCATCGGCACCGAAGACTTCGCTGCTGACGCTCCTACCTTTGCTGAGGTGGTGGCACTGGAGAGCGACGTGGCTACCGCCAACGCTCTGCTCGGTTCCCCCGTGTATCTGATGAACGCCGCCATGCGCGGCAACCTGAAAACCACGAAGAAGGACGCCGGCTCCGGCATCTTCATCATGGAGAACGGTGAAGTCAACGGCTACCGCGGTGTGCTGTCCAACCAGGTGGCATCGAACGATCTGTGGTTCGGCAACTTCGCTGACCTGATCATCGGCTACTTCTCCGGCCTGGATCTGATGGTGGACCCCTACACCCACAGCACCAGTGGCACCGTCCGCGTTGTGGCGATGCAGGACTGCGACATCGCAATCCGTCATCCTGAGTCGTTCAGCCGCGGCAACAACACCCTCTGATCATGTTGATCAAGGTCCTACGGCAAACCATGCTGGCAGGCCAGGTGATTCGGTTGGGGGAAATCCATGAGGCAACCCCCTCCGACGCCAAGCTCCTGATTGGTATTGGCAAAGCTGTTGAGGTCGCTGACAAGCTGGCCGACCTGGTTGAGGTCATTGCTCAACCAACACCCAAACCATCTACCCCTCGAAGGAGGGCTAAATCATGACCATCCACAACCTTGGTTCTAAGACCACGGTCCTCGGCCTGCTGCGCAACGACGTTGTGACCGCAACCGGGACCGGCTCTGCTATCGATCTGCAGGGCTATGAAGGCGACATGGCTGTCCTTCTGGACGCCGAAGCCGGCGGTGCTGGCGTTACCTACGCCGTGAAGCTGACCGAATCCGATACCTCCGGCGGCTCTTATACCGACGTGAGCGGCGGCGCCTTCACCACCACTACCGCCAACACTGCCTCGCTGCAGAAGATCTTCGTCAACGTGACCTCCCTGAAGCGTTATGTGAAGGTCTCGATCACCGTGGCTGGCGGCACTGGCGCCGGTGCTGTGGCTGTGCTCGGTCTGGCTTCTGCGAAGTACGGCTGATCATGGCTCTGACGGAGGATCTGGACATCTTCCTGGCGGACTTTGGCGTCAGCTGCACGGCTGGCGCTACTACTGCCAACGGAATCTTGGACATGCCAAGCCAGGTGATCAGCGATGGGATGGTGCTCACCACCGACTACTCGCTGACGGCCAGAACCTCCGCTTTTGGCAGTCTCATTCGCGGCGATTCGATCACCGTGGATGGGACTGCCTACACCGTTAGAGAGACCATGCTGCTCGATGACGGCAAGTTTGTCCAGCTCGCACTGCAGAAGACATGAGCGGACCCATGAAGATCAACACTCGCAGCCAGTGGTCAGCGCTGAATCCAGTGCTGATGGCAGGAGAGCCTGGCGTCGAGAAGGAGACCGACAACCTAAAGATCGGTGATGGCCTGACGGCTTGGAATAAGCTGCCCTATCACGGCTGCCCTGGATATTGGGGATCGTTTTGGGATAGCACCTCGCAGACTGCAGCAGCGATCAACACGGCCTATCCGATCTACCTGCGTCAAGTCGACCTGGCAAATCGAGGCATCAAGATCGTCTCGGACACCCGCATCACGGTCGACCATCCTGGGATCTACAGCCTCACCTTCTCGATCCAGTTCAGCAATACCGACAGTTCAATTCACGACATCAACGTATGGCTGCGCAAGAACGACAGTGGCAGCACCGGCGACGTACCAGCTAGCGACAGCCGGTTCAGCATCATCTCAAGCCATGGCGGCGTTGCTGGCAACGTGATCGGCACGGTCAACTTTGTGCTGGGTCTGGTGGCGAATGACTACATCGAGCTGATGTGGATGACAAACAACGTCGCTGCCTACATCCACGCCGAAGCGGCTGAGGCAAGTCCTCCGCACCCGAGCATCCCTGGCATCATCTGCACAGTGGTTCAGGTGGCATCCGCATGACGACGCGCCGTGAGTCGATCCTGGCCAGGATTCGCAGCAATCTGACCGGCACCACTGGGGTCAGCACGCGGATCTACCGCAGCAGGGTGGAGCCGCTTGCACGGGGCGAGCTGCCTGCGCTGGTGGTTGAGCCGATCAACGATGTCTGCGTGCAGCTGACCAGTGCGCCGACACTGGACTGGACGCTGACGGTGCGGGTTGCGGTGATTGTCCGCGGCGATATTCCCGATCAGGTTGCGGACCCGATTGTCGAATCATTGCACGCCAAGATCATGGCGGATCTGACCTGCAATGGATATGCCTACGACGTGCAGCCGACCGGCGTGAGCTTTGATCTACAAGAAGCAGATCAGCCATCTGGTGTGATCTCCTGCGACTTTGTGGTGAAGTATCGAACGCAGGTAGCTAATTTGGCGCTGAGTCCTTAGTAGCTACGATGGTGGACGAATACCAAGGCCAGGGCGGCAGCTATCTGGTCGACAACAAAACCGGCAAGCGAAAGCTCGTCGAGCGGACCCAGCCGGCCCCTCATCTAACTTCCGAGGTAGCCCCTAATGGCTTCAGTTCTGACTCGCCGCCGCCTGATTCTGGCGAAAATTGAAAGCACCTACGGCACGGATTCCACGCCGACCGGATCGAGTAATGCCATCCTGGTTCGCAACTTGGAGATTCAGCCGCTTGTTGCTGAAACGGTGAACCGCGATCTGGTGCGCCCCTATATGGGACAAGCCGATCAACTGCTGGCACAAACTCGCGTTGAGGTTAGCTTCGAGGTTGAGCTGGCTGGCTCTGGCACTGCTGGCACCGCCCCGGCATATGGTCCGGTGCTGCGCAGCTGCGGCCTGAGCGAGACCTTGGTGACCAGCACCAGCGCCACCTATGCGCCCGAGAGCAGCGGGTTCGAGAGCGTCACGATCTACTACCACGAAGATGGGATCCGCCACAAGGTGACCGGCTGCCGTGGCACCTTCGAGATCAACGGCGAAGTGGGTCAGATCCCCGTCATCGCCTTCACGATGACCGGCATCTACAACGCCCCGACCGACGAGACGCTGCCGACTCCCACCTACGCCAACCAGGCCACCCCGCTGATCTTCAAGCAGGGCAACACCACCAACTTCTCGGCCTTCTCCTACAGCGGTTGCCTGCAGTCCTACAACTTCAGCATCGCCAACGATGTGATCTACCGCGAGCTGGTGGGTTGCACGAAGGAGATCATGATCACCAACCGCGCCCCCAGCGGCACCGTTGTGATTGAAGCCCCGACCATCACCGCGAAGGATTTCTTCGCAATCGCTACTGGTAGCAGCACTGGCAGCATTAGCTTCCAGCATGGCCAGACCGCCGGGAACATCTGCACGGTGACCACCGCACAGTCGGACCTAGGCAATCTGACCTACAGCGACCAAGATGGCGTGCAGATGCTCAACATGCCCTTCATTGCAGTTCCGACCAGTTCGGGCAATGATGAGCTGTCGATCGTTTACACCTGATCTTGGCTTTCGTTCTTAAGCAGTCGGACACCTATAGCTGGCCGATCGCCTTTGACATCCCCGTCGATGGTGGCCGTATGCAGCGGCAGACCTTCGATGGGGAATTTCGTCGGCTGAGCCAGTCTCGGATTACCGAGATTGGCCAGCAAATCAAGGGCGAAGAAATCACTGATGCTGACTTGGCAGCTGAAGTGTTGATCGGCTGGTCTGGCGTGACTGATGACGAAGGCAAAGATGTGCCGTTCAGCCAGAAAGCCCTGGATCAGTTACTCGATGTGCCGATGCTGGCCAGCGCCATCACGGTTGCTTACTTTGAAAGCCTGCGGGGAGCTAAGCGAAAAAACTGATCGAGGCCGCAGAGCATTGGGCAGGCGGTAGCGTCATCGACGAAACCGCCGACGATGCCGCGGCCTTTGGCATTGCGCTGCCTGAACTGCCAGAAGCGCCTGATGAGGACTTTGGTATTTGGCCGGAGAACTGGCTGGTGGTCGAGATGTTCCTTCGCGTCCAGACCCAATGGCGCACCACGATGAGTGGAGTTATTGGATTGGACTATGCCGCTCTGCAATGGCTGTTTAGACTGTACGAAGTAGAAGAGCCGCGTTCGCTGCTGGAGGATCTTCAGGTGATGGAGGCAGCTGCGATGGTGGTGATCAATAGGCAGGGTGCATAGCCATGGCGATGAACATGGAAGCATTGCTCAAGATCACTGCAAGTGTTGCCGGCGAGAACAATATCCGTCGGCTTGGCAACTCCATGCAGGGGTTGGAGGGCAAGATCAAAAATGCAAGCCTTGCAACCAACATCCTATATACAGGCTTAAAGAGTCTTGCGGCTGTTGCTGTTACAGGTGGCGTGGTTGCACTGGCCAAGAGTGCGATTGATCTAGCCGATGACATGCGTGATCTGTCTCAACGCACTGGAGTCGGCATTGAAACGCTTGGCCAATTCAAGGTTGCCGCGGAATTGAGTGGCAGCAGCATTGAAGGCGTTGCTAAGGGTCTGACACTGCTCAATAAGAACATGGTCGCCGCGGCCACTGCGGGCGGTCCAGCTGCTGCGGCATTTAAGACAATCGGCGTCGCCACCACCGAGACCGATGGCACGCTGCGCAAAGCCGACAAGGTGTTTCTTGATGTGGCCGATAAGTTCAAAGATCTGCGCGATGGGCCGGAGAAGGCTGCGCTGGCGATGAAAATCTTCGGCAAATCTGGCACTGAATTGATCCCGATCTTGAACTTGGGCAGCAAAGAGATCCAGCGTTTTGGGCTGGGGATTGGTCCAGATTTTGCAAACAAAGCCGATGCCTTCAACGACTCGCTCGGAATTATGAAGGCGCAGGTAACTGTGCTAACTGTTCAGATCGGCTCAGCATTGCTGCCTGTACTGACTGGATTGGTGAATATTGTTGGCGAGGTCGCCACCTTCGTGGGGACAATGACTGCCGAGTTCTACAAAGCTATCGGTGGCGCTGCTGGTCTGCAGCAGGCCGCTGCAGCCTTGATCAAGACGATGGTCGTCTTGGGTGGTGTTACCGCTGGCGTGTTCTTGGCCACAAACATCACAACATTTGCAACGGCATTGCGCAGTGTGCTTGGCGTAATGCGCACCATGCTGACTCTTGAGCGGGCAATGCTTGCAGTTGAATCTGCTCGCGTTGCGGTTGCTGGCGTGATTGCTGGTATTAAGTCAGGCAAGACACCAGTAAGCGCTGCCGTTGGTGGTCTTATTGGTGGTGGCGTTGCCGTGACGGCAATCGTGGCCGGTGTCGGCAAGCTTGTAGATGACCTGACCAAACGGATCGGGACTGGATTGCAAGATGCGTTCAAGATGCCAAACATCCCGAATGCGCCCGCCGCTGGTATTCCTGACATCAGCGGTCTTGCAACAGGCAAATCACCCAAGGCTGCCAAGGAAATCAAAGAGATCAGCAAGGATGAACTTGATCTCAACCTGCTGCTTAACAAGGCGCGCATTGATGGCAACAAACTGCAAGAGGCTGAACTTGAATATGCTCTTGCTATTCTTGAGCTAGACAAGGAAAAAGTTGGCGTAAACCAACGCCAGAAACTTGAGGCTGATGCTGCAGCTAAATTATTCCAAGCGCAAATTGGATACGCCGAAGATCTTGGCAGGGCAATCGCTCAAGATTTTATGAAGCGGCAAGAGTTGCAGGAGAACTATAACCGCACTGTGGAGGATCTACAGATCAAGGCTGGCTTGATCACTGGCGACAAGTTGAAGCAAATCGAGATTGATCGTGAGATGGCGACGATTCTTGAACGCCTTCCTGGCCTGACACAGGCGCAAATTGATAAAATCAAGGAATTGGTTTCTGCCAGTAAGGATCTCAAGAAGAGCTTCGACCAATCTTTTGGCGAAGGCATCAAAGAGTATTACAAGACATTGCAAGATTTTGGCGGTCAAGTTGCTTCGGCTGTCACTGGCGCCTTTCAAGGATTAGAGGATCAACTCACAACTTTTGTCACGACTGGCAAAGCTAACTTTCGCGATCTGGCAAATAGCATTATTGCTGACATTGCACGCATCGCAATTCGACAGGCGATTATTAAACCGTTGGTTGGGGCATTGTTTCCTGGATTGACCAAAAGTGCCATGGGCAACGTGTTTGCCCAAAACGGGATTCAACCATTTGCTCGTGGTGGCATTGTTGATCGACCAACAGTGTTCCCATTCGCTAAGGGCATTGGCCTAATGGGCGAGGCCGGCCCAGAAGCAATCATGCCACTGCGTCGCGGCCGTGATGGCAAGCTTGGTGTGGCTGGCAGTGGAGGAACTACCAACGTGGTGGTGAACGTAGACGCAAAAGGAACGCAGATAGAAGGCGATCAAAATCAAAGCCGCCAGCTTGGCGCTGCCATCAGCGCTGCTGTGCAGCAAGAATTGATCAAACAACGCCGCCCTGGCGGTCTTTTGGCTGGCTGATCATGGCAACTTTCACCTTCACACCTAGCTTTCCTGCTTCCCTTTCGCAGCAGCCGCGCATTGTCACATCGCAGTTTGGCGATGGCTATGAGCAACGCGTGGCGTTTGGCATCAATACCAAACCCAAGACATGGCAGTTGCAGTTCCTTAATCGAGACGACACCGAGCGAGGCAATATCCTTGCCTTCCTTGAGGCTCGTGGCGGTGTGGAGGCATTTGACTGGACTGATCCTAATGGCTATGCGGCCAAATGGGTTTGCAGCGAATGGAACGTGGAGCAAGTCTCTTGCAACTTCAACAATGTGACGGCTACCTTCCGCCAGGTATTTGAAGCATGACCGTACCGCAATCGATACAGGAGCAGATTCAGCTTCTTGAACCTTCGGCCATTATCGAGCTGTTTCAGATGCAGCTCACCGAAGCGGTTAACGGTGTTGATGAAACGTTCTACTACCATGCTGGCACCAATGGTCTAACCGCCAGTGTTGTCTTTGGCGGAATCACCTACACGCCGTTTCCGATTGAGGTTGAAGGTTTCGATCTGACATCAAAGGGCACGCTGCCGCGTCCGACGATGCGCATTGCCAACGTATCCGGCACAATCACTTCGTTGCTGTTGGCGTACAGCGTGCTCAACGCCAAAGTCACCCGCATTCGCACCTGCCAAAAATTCCTTGATGCCGTCAATTTCAGCGGCGGCGTCAATCCAACGGCTGATCCAACGGCCAAGTTCACCGACGAAGTTTGGTATGTGGACCGCGTGGTCCGCGAAAACATCGAGCTGGTAGAACTGGAGCTGATTAGCAAACTGGATCTGATCAACCTTGTCCTGCCACGCCGTCAGGTGCTGGAGCACTGCCCGTGGAAGTATCGCGGCGCAGAGTGCGGCTATACCGGCAGCGCATACTTTGACATCAACGACAACGCCGTTGCCAATGCCAGCCAAGATGTGTGCGGCAAGCGGTACAACAGCTGTGCCAAACGTTTCACTACTGGCAACCTTCCTTTTGGTGGCTTCCCTGGCGCCCGACTGCAGATCTGAAGCTGAGGCACACGCCTTGGCTGAGTTTCCGCGTGAATCCTGTGGCCTTGTGGTGGATGGCAGGTATTGGCCGTGCCGCAATGTGGCTGCAGATCCCTGCGCTGATTTTGTGCTGGACCCACGCGACTATCTAGCGGCTGCATTGTCCGGCACGATTGAGGCTGTCATCCATAGCCACCCAGAAGACACGCCGCCCAGCCCCGCTGACCTATCCGCCTGCGAGCAGTCCAAACTGCGCTGGTACATCTTCCAACTTGGCACGGGGCAATGGCTGACTATCAATCCCTAATCGGACGCGAGTGGGATTACGGCAGGCAAGACTGCTACACGATTGTGCGCGACTACTTCGCGTTGCAGGGCATCACGCTGCCTAACTTTGACCGCCCTGATGCGCTGGAATCCAGTCCCAGCATCTACCTGCGCGAGGCGGTAGCACTGGGTTTCAAACAGGTGCCATTTGCTGAACGCCGACCAGGTGACGTGCTGATCATGCGACTTGGGACACGGCATCCCATGCACGCTGCGGTGCTGGTGGATTACGACCGGATCCTGCATCACCTCGACGAAAGCCCTAGTGCCGTGGAGGATCTGCGCAGTTACTATGTAAGGAGCATTGCTGCGGTGTTCCGATATGCAGCGGGTTCGTCTGCTGGGTGAGCTGGGCGAACGGTACGGCACCGAGCACACTTACTACAACCTGCGCACACCAGCGGATGCGATCAAGCTGCTGTGCATCAATATGCCAGAGCTACAGCAGGAGCTGATGACTGCCCATGAACGGGGCATCGGCTACCGCGTGTTGCAGGCTGATCAGGACATGGGCTACAGCGATCTGCGGCTGCCAATCGGTCAAAACGACTTGGTGCTGGTGCCTGTGATTGCGGGTTCGGGTCGTGGCGTGGGGCAGATTCTTGTAGGCATCGGCATTGTTGCTGCATCCCTGCTCATTCCTGGCTTAGGCATTGGATTGGCTGGTGCAACCGTGACGCAGATTGGTTTGCTTGGCGGCGCACTTGCACTATCTGGCGTTGCCCAGCTGCTGTCACCTCAGCCTCAAGTGCCAAGTCTCGGAAACCAACGCTTTGGCAGCGGCACTAACGCCAGCACCCGTGGACCGCAAAGCCTGACCCGTGGCGCTGATGGCCAGCAGTCCTATGCCTACACCGGCGCAGCTAACACGGTCGGCGTGGGGCAGACTATCTCCGTGGCTTACGGCAAGGTGCTGATCGGTAGCCAGTTGCTATCCGCCAACGTGGAAGTTACCGACGAATCCGATCCACTACAAACTGCAATTCGCACGCCAAGCAACGAAACAGTTCGCATTGGTGGCGATGTTGTGCAGTGGGGGTTGAGCGATGTGCAAGGCATCTCTACACGCCGCACCGATCAAGATAGTTTTGGCGGCACTGATCAGTTCAATCTTTACTACAACATCGGCCTGTTTAACGGCGCTACTGCAACGTATTTCTTTGATACAAAAGACAGCAAGCGTAGTCGGTTTGGTGTTTGTTTAGCACTGCCCGTTGGCTTGCGTGATCGCGTAGCAGGTGCTGGCACAACACTTGTTGATGGT